CAAATTAAATCCTGATGGTAAAACTATGAAGTTGCATTCAAAAGAAACTGGAGAAATTAAAACAGATATTTCAAATGCATACAATATGGAATTAATTGAATCAGTAGTTAATGAAGCTGACACTGTAAAATCAGAAGCAATATCTAGACTTGCAGATTTTTTCCGTATAAGTCCTTACGCTCTTTCAAAATTTAATTTTGATGGAAACGATAATATTAAAGAACTTACTAAAGTTTTAAACTCTACGTCAGATGCAGGTACTAAACTTTATTACGACACATGCATTAAATTAGCCAAAAAAGATTTAGGAATTGATGAATCTACAGTTAATGAGGCTGAAAAATTCAAATCAACTGAAGACTTTGAAGAGTTCTTAGAGGAAATCGATGGTATGCCAGAGGTTAGAATTAAAAGAATCATGGGTAAAGATTACATTGATACTCCAGGAGGTTTTAGAGATGAAGCAGATGATTACGATAATGACATAGTAGAGTATACTCTTTCTAACATGGGTCGTAAAGATTTTGAAGAACTTAAAGCATGGTGGGAAAACAATGTTCAAGAATCTTTAACTGAAGGTCAAGATCCAAGCGCAGAAAAAACAAGTAGAGCTGAACAATTAAAAAAATTAAAAGCCTTTAAAGCTCGCCAAGAAGAAACAGAAAAACTTAAAAAACTACAAGCAAAAAGAGCTAAAGCCGCTGGATCTGCTAAAGAATCTGTAGTTGCTGAAGGTAAAGATGATTATATGGCCAGATCTGGAAGTGCAGATATTAACATAAAGAAAGGTTATAAGCATTTAGTTGAATATGAGCTAGAAGACCTTTATAATAAATTAGGAGCATTATCAAAAGAATATAAAATTAAAGGAATTACTGCTACTTTTGAATCAGTAGTTAATGAGGCTGAAGTTAGTTCTGATGATGAATTTAAAGAATACGCAATGAGCGTTTTGAAAAAAGCATTTGGAGATGACTTTGATGAGGCTAAAGCTGGAGAAGTAGTTGATGGAATTCTTAAAAAATGTGGAGATGATTACGGAGCTGCTGTTGGAATGCTAACAAGTTCTCTTGGAGAATCAGTAGTTACTGAAGCATTTGATGCAAACTACTGGGAAGATTACCAAGAAGGAGCTCAAAAAATGAAAAACCCAACCGGTATGCAAATCCAACAATCAGTAGAAGCTGCCGTTGAAGATTGGAATGATAATAATGAAAACGGAAAAGAAAATGAGGTAACACCGGCTGGAGAAAAGAAAGTCCTTAAACTTGCAAAAGAATTTGTTAAAGCAAAAGGATATATCTCATTTGATATTATTGATGCAATGATCGCTCAGGAATCTTAAAAATAATCTAAATAAATAATACCTGATGTTTTACCATGTCAGGTATTTTTATTATATTTACACTATGAAACATATTAACCTATTTGAAGAGTTCTTAAATGAAGCAGATGGTCGAGATACCTTAGCCGAATTAAATGATATGACTATGGGTCAACTTCAAAAAATTGCAGAATATGCAGACATGATTAAAAAGAGAATGACAGAAGGAGAACAACTAGAGTCTTGGATGTTTTCTCAATTAACAGTTTCTTTAGAAAACTTAAACTCTGTATATGATGGAATGGAAGGAAATAATGGTGTTGCAGAATCTAATTATACAGATGCAAGATCTGATTTGTCAGCTAAATCTCATGATATATTCATAAAAAGAAAAGAACTTAGAGATAAAGTAAATGATTTGAATCAAAAGGTAGATGACCCAAAATCTGCAATTCAAGCCCAAATAGCAACTCTTAAGATGTCGCTTCTTGAACTTGATAATCAGAAAATAAAAATAAGCTCAACAATACTTGATTTAAACAATAAGCTAAGCAATTTATAATTATGAAACACATACAACTATTTGAACAATTTATTAACGAGGCAAAAATTGACCACGTAAAATACGTAAAAGACGCATCTAAAAAAATATTTGCAAAAGGCGGTAATGGACAAAATGTACTTGATTACCTATTAGACCTTGGAAAATATGTCAATAGTACTATAGACCCAAAGGCAGATGAATGGTACGGTCCACAAACTTCAGCCTTATTTCAAAACCTTGTTAATTCAATGGGACTTGATGATATTGAACACAATAACGTTTCTGGTAAGAAAAGTAGAAAAAAACCAGAAGCATTTAGAGGTGCTAGCGATTTAATAGCAGTTACTAATGATGCAATTAAACGTGCTAAAACTAATGGAGGAAATGATACTGGATGGGGTGGAGCCACATTAGAACTTGCTGGACATATTCAAAGTTATAGAGTAGGTGCTGGTAATGCTGGTCCTGGAGAAGATGGTTTTTATACAGCTTCGACATTAAGCGCATTTACAAGATTAGTTGATGACATTGCAATGGAAAACATTAAAAGCAACAGAGTTGCAAAGTAATTAATACAATATGAAAACAAGAATCCTTAATTTTAACCGGTTCATAACTGAAAAGTATGAAGTTAAATTGAATGAGCAATTGCTATTAGAAGGTGGAGCCGCTGGCCACATGTCCCATCCATTTGATAATAATGACCTAACATTCGGAGACTTTAAGAATATGATTATTGGTGGACTTCAAGGAGAATTAAACTTTGAAGAGGAGCCTACTGAAAAAACAGACGGTCAAAATGTTTTTGCAACTATTCAAAATGGTGAAGTTAAATTTGCCAGAAATAAAACTGAGTTGCAAAACCCTATGAGTCTTAAGGATTTTCAAAACAAATTTGAGGGACATGCGAGTAAATTAGTACAAGATACTTTTCAATTTGCTGCCGCTGATTTAGCAACTCTGCTTATAAAGTTACCGGCAAAAACACAAGACGAAGTGTTCCAGAATGGTCTAAACTTCATGAACATGGAGTTGATATATTCTGCTAACCCTAACGTTATTCACTACGATGTTGATGTAATTCAATTCCATGGTATCAAGAAGACTGATGGAGCTGGAAATATAGTTGGAGATGACAATAGTGCGGCAAAAAGTGTTACCGGAGTTCTTAAATCCCTTAATGCTGACATTGGAAAAACATTTACAATAATCCCTCCACAAGTTATTAAACTACAAAAAGATATAAACTTTGAAGAGAATCAGTCTAAATTCTTAGGAAAACTAGATACTCTTAAAAATCGTTATAAATTAACCGATGCTGACGCAGTTGCTCGTTATCATGAAATGTGGTGGAGAGAGCAAATTGAAGCCTCATTTGGTGACCTACCGCAAAATATCAAAGAGGGTTTATTACTTAGATGGGCCTATGACGATAAGAAAACATTAAACCTTCGTTCATTAGACAAGGAATTAACTCCAGCCCAAACTGAAGCGGTTAAGAAGTTTGATAAAGACGATGTTAAAAAGAAATTTAAAGAAAACATTCGACCGTTTGAAGACCTTTTCTTAGAATTAGGAAGTGTTATCTTAAAGAATGCAAGTAACTTTGTTGCTGCTTCACCAGATAAAGAAATGCAAAGGCTACATAATGAAATCCGAACCGAAGCCGACAAGATTAAACTTAATGGAGATGTAACTCAAATCGAAAAGGTTGCAAAAGAACTTGATCGACTTGAGAGAATTGGAGGAATACAATCTATTATACCAACCGAAGGTATTGTATTCTCATACAAAGGACATATGTACAAATTAACAGGAACATTCGCTGCAATTAATCAATTAATGGGAATCATAAAATACGGAAGATAATGGCATTACAGAAATTAAGAGAGTATTTTAACGAAACCAATAGAGAAACCTTTATTGAAATGTTAAAAAATAGGGTGTTAGTAACTGAGAAAGTTTCTGCACCTACATTTCTTGTTAAAAGAAATCTTGATGGATTTGAATATTTTAAATCTTCAAATTCAGACAAATTAAATCTAGTTGACCGAACTATTATCTCCCTATATGAGATTGCAATCAACTACATGCAAAGTTTGCCAAGTGAAACTAAAGGTCAAATGCCAATCGATTGGAGATTTGGATTTGAATACCTTCCGGAAGTTAATGTATCTAAAATTAAATACATCAAAACTCCAAAAAATAATCTAATCTTAACCCATATCCAACAGCTTGGAGAAGGTAATAAGGTTAAGAAAACTATAAATGACCCAGTTATCCTAAATAAATGGGCAAAAATTCTTGATGTTCAACAGCCAAGCGTAATTTTTGATGGCTATTTATCTCAATTACAACGGGATGAATTACTTGAAGTACTTGGAATGAGCGATAGAGAATTTAGCGAATCATTTGACTATTTGCCGGAAACAAAAGACAAGAATAGTTTTACTAGTAAAATAGTTAAACTTTTTAACAATAGTGCTTTTGAAACTGCCTTAAATTCTGACATTGATGATGAATTTGATGGATTAGTTGTTAATTTTATTGATGAAAAATCTATTAAATCTTTTAAATTAGAGGACTTTATCCGAAAAACTGCAGTTGATAACTCTTCAAGTCACATGTATCAAATTGCAGTCACTGACTTTTTAGAATTTATAACTCAATTTAAGATCGATGAAGTTCAACTTGAAGACGAAAGAGCCGATTATAGATACCTTGAAATAATGTCAATTATATTTAATGAATATGTTGACAAAAACTCTTCAAAATATATTGGAGTTAATTTTGAAAGCGCTGAATTTTCATCAGCAAATTCTTTTAAATTAAACTCAAAATATATTACTGATGAAAAAACCTTAAAATATGTTTCTAACGATATTTTAGCGGAACTTTTTAAAATGATTTTAGGTTCTTTTAGAAAGAAGCGAACAAAAACATCAGACTTAATAGATGCAGATACTATGGAACGTTTAAATGAAATAATTGAAAAAATCAATGAAAAAATATTTGTCGAAAGCACTGATGAAAATTCAATCTATGATTATCAAAATTTTATGTTGCGCGATAGGATTAAATCTTCAGTTAACCTGAATGAAGCGCTTAAACTTACTCATGTTGAACAAGGAAAACAACCAGTAAATATGTTTGTTGGGCGATTCCAGCCATTTACATTAGGACATGCAAAAGTACTAGAGACTATTCATAAAGAGAATGGATTCCCTGTAGTTGTATTCCTTGTTAAATCAAAAACCAAAAAGAAAGGTGATGAATTTAGCAGACCATACGATGAAAAGACTCAAATCGATATGTTTAAAAACGTCCAAAAACAATACTCATTCTTAAAAGAAATATTTGTAGTTCCGACTGGAGGTATCGATGTTATGTTTAATGAGATGAGACCTAAATATGAGCCAGTACTTTGGGGAACGGGAAGCGACCGAATGACAAGTTATGGTTATCAAGTTAATAATGATGCGTATAGAGACCAATTAAACTGTAGAGCTGATTTTGGACTTTTTGAAATTCCAAGAACTGACGATGATATTTCGGCTACTGCCGTTAGAAATGCCTTATTAGCAGGTGATGAAAAACAATTTAACAATTTAACACCAAGGGCAGTTCATTCAATGTATAAAGAATTAAAATCTAAAATTGAAGATGCAATGGGAGTTGTTGCCGAATCAGCTACCAATGATATTATGACATTCGAACAATTTATTAATAAAGATATATAAAACATAAATAAATATAAAAATACTATGAATTTTAATCAATTCCTAAACGAAGGTACTTCTTCATACGGTGGAAGAGCCGGACTTACTAAAGATGAGACACTTAAAATTGCTCAAAAATTTGCAGATGCCGCCGCTAGCGTAGACCCTGAAAAGGGAAAATGGAGCGTAAATAAAAGAACCTTAGAGGAAGATGGTTTTGACTTAGACTACAATAGTGAGGAATTTGACGGTGGTTCATATAACATTTACAAAAATGGTAATGTTGTAAATATGGCTCTTCGTGAAAATCCAGTTTTAGGTAAAATCGGAGATGATATTAAAACCATTGCAAAAGGTTTTAAAAAGATGATGGCGAATGAATCAACAATTACTGAAGAATACGATGTTAGTGGACTTTCTAGATCAGAACTTAAAAATGCAATTGACTACTTAGAAGCACACGATATTTCACACGACTATGATGGACGTGAAGATATTCTATATTTTGATATGACAGAATTGGACAAAAAAGGTCAAGAACAAATGAAAAAATTGGGACTTAGTGAATCTACTATTAATGAAAGAAATATCACAATCAAAAGACAATATACAGATAAACGTCCTGCAGTTACTGTAGGTAAAGCTGCTAAAGTTCGTAATAGAATGTTAGAGGCTATTAAAGATGGTAAAGTTTCACAGGAAGATTTTAATAATATTCTTAAAGAAATGACCACAGATTCTAAAAGATGGTTGAGAAGAAACGCTCAGTGTTTTAACGTATCTGAAGATGGAATTAGCCTATCAAAAACAGGTTCAAGAATCCTTAAAAATGTTATGGTTTCTGAAGCTACTGAAAAGGCACCAAAGATTTGGGTTCCTGGAGGATTTGATAAAGCAATCTCAAAATACCCAAATAGTAAAATCACAAGAAAAATTGTATTAGATGCAGCACTTAAATGGGATGTAAATCCAGAAGATGCAATCCAATATGTTGAATATGGTTGGATGATTGACTTAGACGAAAATAAAAACACAAATGATATGAGCACAAAATTTATTTACGAATCTTTCCAAGAATTCGTTGAAAACCGATTAAACGAAGGTACCCTAAATGAGGCATTTAAAAGCGCTAAATTGGCTAACCTTTTCTCAGTAGGAAGTGCAGGTACTAAAAACCTTGCAGGAGCATTCTATACTTTTTCAAAACTGGCACTTGACCAAATTGAAGATTATGACATTATCGAAATGGATCCTCAAACTGCCCGTAAAGAAAAAAGAGCAAACGCTGTTTATTTTTACGTAACAACTAGCCAAAAAGAGAATCCATACATCGAAGGTAATATTCCAAATATTTACAACAATGGAATTATCCAATCAAATACCCTATTAGCAATGACTAATGGACAAAATGAATGGTACTCTACTGGATATAATAGATACTCAAAAACTGAAACTATATCAAAAGCAAGTTCAAGAGAAGATGCTGCTGGATTTGATAAAAGAGACTCTAAAAGATATGACGGTTCAGGAATTACCAGTATTACAAAAGTAGCTGAATTAGCCGATATTGCTTACGTTATTGACTTAGACGTTCTTAAAGCGCGATATTCTACAACTCAATTAACATTACAAAGAGCTAATGATAAAAGAGGAGCTACTGCTTTCCAAAGTGACAAAGACTTTAAAGCAGAAAACAAATCTAGATATAACCAAATCTTAGCACAAAAAGCATCTGCAATGCCAATGGACTCAGTAGTTCTAGGAGCTATTGATACTCTATCTACACAAATTAAAGATGCCTTAACCAAAGGTGAAAAAGGAAGATATGGAGAACTTATTATTGGATTGGACCCTAAAGGTAGAGAAATCAAAATGAACGATGCTGCAAATTTAATGAGAAATATCCTTGATGAGTACAACAGATACGTAGGATACGTTGTTGAAACTGAAAAAGAAGTTGCATCTGGTTATAGTGGAAAATGGGCTGAAGGTAGATTAAAAGATAGTTCTAAAACAATCGTTGATTACGTTAAGAAAGTAGACGCTAAAAATTACGCTTGGTAAGATGAAACATATTAAACTATTTGAACAGTTTGTTAATGAAAAGATAGAATATCCGGAAGGTGTTAAAACCACGAATGACAAAATACTTGACAAAGTTGCTAAACTATTAAATTCTTCTAAAGGAACAATTGAAATAGGATCTGGTTCTGTTAGAGGAAAGAAAATTCCATTTATGACAGGAGATGAGTATTTTAATATAACCAACAATGGAGAGTATTACGTTCTTCTTTGCAAAAAAGGAGAATTTGAGATTCCTACAAAAGATATTAAAAATGCCCAAGAGCTATACGATCAAATCGAAAAGGCTATTCAAATGGGTCAAGTAACAATAGGAAAACAAAGATCATGATGAAACATATACCTACATTCGAAAGTTTTGTAAATGAATCCCTAAACGAAGGATGGGGATTTGATGACATTAAAGAAATCCATTTTGAAACTGATCCTGATAAACAAGAAAAACTTAAAAGGGTTTACGGTAAAAAAACTGGAGCAATGTCTTATAAGTCTCAAATCGAGGCCGCTGACTATGCACTAACTAAGTATAGAAAAGAAATTGGATATGACAACGGTAAGTCAGGTAGCGCAGGTCTTACTGCTGTATTTATTCCAAGTTCATCAATGGCCGCATTTTCTACAACTGGTAATGGACCACACTCTAAGCCTAAAAGATGGAACCAAAAGGAATATGACAAATGGATTAAAGATATGGCCGGAGACGGTGGTGCAAACCATGCATATGACATGGCGCAAAATGCTAAATTTGAACCGGGACTTATTGATTGGGTTAAGAAAAATGTAGCGTATGGTGAGAAGCCATTAGATAGAATTCAATGGGACATCGAAGCCTATACATAATAAGATAAACGATATGAAACATATTAAACTATACGAAGAATTTTTAAATGAGAAAGTCTACAGAATGACTGGGCCGTATGCCTCTAAAGGTATTATTGGTAAAGTTATGCAGGCTTTTAAAAAAGAAATTGAAAGAGTCTCTTTTGAAGGAGACGCGGCAGATACTTTAGAAGAAGTTAATGGAGCATGGTGGGATTTTGGAAAAGATGCCCAAAAAATGATTCTAGCTGAAGTTGAAAAGGCAGTAAGAGACATGGACCAAGTTGTCTATGTTCATGTTCAAGGATTAAACAAAACATGGGAGCCAGACACTATTAATGGATTAAATAGAGATGGTGGACCATTACATATTTCAATTCTTGGAGATTTTGTAATTAATGTTGGTTTTATGGACGATGTTGATGGTAATAAATTTAAGAACAAATTAGGAGGTATGTTAAATACCGCAATTGCAGGTGGAGAAGACATTTATGGTACTTTTGACGCTGAAATTGGAGAAAATAACGTTGAAATCAGAGGTTCTGAGATTATTCAAATAGACGAAAAATAAGATGAAATATATTAAGCTATACGAAGAATTTTTAAATGAATCAATCCTTCATGAATCCTATGTATTGTACGAAAAAAAGTATACTTCACAAGAGAGAAAAGAATTAGAAAAAAATGGAGAAGCCATGCCAGGCGGTAGGTTTCCTATTAAAGATTTAACAGATTTAAGAAATGCAATTCACTACTTAGGAAAGAACGTTGCAAAAGACGGAGGCGATGTGGCAAAATTTATTGCTAAAAGAATGAAAGAATTAGATGGATTAAAATATACTAATATGTTTTCTTCAGCTCTAAAGAATTCAAAACTAGGAGATGAAAAGCAGTATTTAGCTTAACAAAACTTTAACAAAATTTTAACAACCCAGATTTTATAGTCTGGGTTTTTTTGATTATATTTACATATCTAATTTTAACAAAGAAATATTATGTACAAATTTAATCGATTTCCTTTATGTTCACTAGTTTATTTTGAAGCTGCCAAAATTCTAGGTTATGATGACAATGAAGCAGCCTCGCTTGCACAAGGTAGAGCCGCATTTTTTGCAGCCGCTAAAATGGGATTTAAAAACAAAAATAGTGTTGTCGATAATCCTAACATTGACCTTGTAGAATCTATTCCTTTTGCCGGATTTCCCGCATTTATTCTACCTGCCGGATCGTTTGACAACATTAATGGTATTGTATGTTGTACCCGAGATGGCGACAAAATTCACGAATCTTCAAGCCACTTTAAAAGTGAAAATAGAATTATCAATAGCGTAGGTCCTTTAGGATTGGCTAAACTTAAACAACACATAAATGAAGAGTTACTTGCATTAGGTGATAAAATAAACGCAAATGACAAGGTTTATAAAGTTTACGTTAAGATGAGAGACTCTGCTAGACACGAAAATTTTTACGAAGATGTTCTTTTATCCGCCTAAGCCTGGTACAATATTCTTTAAATCAATTCCATTAGAAAACTATCTAGTGCAATGGAAGTGGAGAGGATGGAGAATATGTATCAACCAAAACGGAGAATGTTTCACTAGAACAAAAAAGAAGATTGACATTATCACCCATTTTCCTAAACAATCTTATAACTATCAATTAGATGGTGAGATTATTAGCAAATCAGAGGAAATAGAATACCAAGTTAAAGGTGCTATTAAAAGTGGAGATTATGAAATTAAGATTTTCGATATTTTTATTCCATCCCAACCGAGCTTAAACCTAATTGAAAGGTTAAAAATATTAAAAAATGATTTTGGAATCGAGGTTAAGCATGAAGTAGCAAAATCATTTGACGAAGTTAATTCTATTCTACAAAATGCGTTATCTCTAGGTAGAGAGGGTATTGTACTAAAATTAAAAGATAGCGTTTGGAGATATGGAGAAAACATATCAAACATCGAAAGAGATTGGATTAAAGTAAAAGCAAAAATATGAAAAAGAAAACAGCCAAAAATAATTTTGAAAAGACGGGCCTAGTTGATGCGAAAATTGTTGCACACCAATTAATCCATGAAATAGAACACATGTGTGATTCTATAGAAATTAGTGGTTCTATTCGTAGAAGTGCGGAAGAGGTTGGAGATATTGACATTGTTATTATACCTAAAGACCTCGATAATTTTCTAGTAGAGATTAAAAGTATAATTGATTATGATTATGGTGGTACTAAAAAAGTATTTGGAATCTATAAAGATAGACCAATCAATATATTTATAACCAATATCGATTCTTTTGGCGCATGTCTATACCAAACCACTGGGCCTGTTTTTTATAATATTCGCAAAAGAACCAAAGTAAAAGCAATGGGATATAAACTTAATGAATATGGCCTATTTTGCACTACAACGGGAAATAAAGTTGCCGGAGACTCTGAAAATTCAATCTTTGATTTTTTTGGTTGGTCAAGAAAAGATCCCCAATTAAGAGTGTGATATATAATAAAAATAAATTAAAATCATGCCAAGTACAAGTAAAGCACAACAACAACTTATGGGAATGGCCTACTCTCTTAAAAAAGGAGATATGGACCCTAAAGATGCAAGCAAAGAGGTTAAAGACCTTGCAGATTCTATGACACTTCAACAGTTAAAAGATTTTGCAAGCACAGAACACAAAGGACTTCCAGACCATGTAAAAGAGGCTGAAGACCATGAGGTTGGAATGGCGATGAGTCAACTTAATGCAATTTCAAAAGCAGTTGGAGAGCTACTTCAAAAAATTGGAAGAGAAGAAAAGGACCTACCAGGATGGTTACAGGACCATATTTCACAGTCTTATAATTATATTAAACAGGCTAATGATGGTTACCATGAACTAGATGAGATGGTTTCTCCTGATAGCATTGGAGGAATGGGAGCAACTGCCTTACCTTCACCGACAACAATAGGTTCTGGAGACATTCCAAAGGGATCTGGAGATGCTAAAGAAGAGGAAGAGGAAGAAAAAAAGAGACGTAAAGAGCTCTTAAAGAAGTTTAAATCTTTTGAAGAGTTTATTGGTGAAGCCAGTTTACAAACAATTTCTGGAAATAGCGGTAGAACTATCACTGTATTAGATAATAAAAAGTACGAATTAAAGAAAGATGTTAAAAATGCAAAAATAGGAGATTATGTTAATGTTATCTTGCCAAAAGGAACTATCATTACAAATTTACCTGGTGGAATATTTGCAAATCATACTTCATTAAAACAAAATCGAAATTACAAGTGGTCCGGCGATATTGGAGTAAGAATTAATGCTATGCCTGAAACAATTCATGAAATTGAAAAGAATGGCAAAGTATTAGAATCATTAAATGAAGGGGTTGAAAGTGCAGTTAACCAATTTGCAAAAGAAGAACAACAAGACGGATTTAATGCTAAAGTTGTTTTAGCTAAATTTGATGGAACATCAATCGATGCTCAATCTACTGATAAAACTTGGCCAGAAGGAACTCCAGTAACTAAATACTTTAGCAGAGGAGGATATAAAAAATATGCAATCAAAGGAGAGTACCCGGTTGTAGATTCTGATCGAGGTTGGTGGTATTACAAAGTTGGTAGAAATTGGTTTGCTGTTAAAAAAGCTGACTATGAAACACCACCTTTTGAATATTAATAAAAAATTGAAACAATATTCTAAACCTCAGTATAACTACTGAGGTTTTTTTAATTTAACAATGATGCAATATTTTTTTAAACCAGACAATTTTGAAAGATGGTCAAATTTGGCCACTGAAAAAATAAATAAGACAATTGATTCATGCACTACTCTGAAGCAACTAGAATCAGCCAAACAGATGATCGACACATTTATAATGATTACTGCTCTCGAAGACAATATTGAAGCAGAGGAACTAGAATGGATTGTAAATCTATATTGGTTAAGAATAATTTTAAAAAAACAAATTATTTTGAAACAAACCAAAGATACCGAGTATAAATTAAGAACTTAAAAATAAACAAAATGGAATTTATAGACGCATTAAGACAAGAGGATATAGTAACTGAAAATGGAATGGCGACAAATTCGACATCATTGAATGCTTGCGTTGACCTTTTCTTTAACATTGGAGCTATGAGAGGACAGGACAAGCAACGTTTGATTGCTACTTTCTCTAAAGCATTCAATGAAGACCCAAAGCGCGCTATGAAACTACTTTTTTGGGCTAGAGATGTTCGAGGTGGAGCTGGAGAACGTCAAGTTTTCAAAGACATTTTAGTTTATTTGGCAGAAAACCACGATTTGGTACTTAAACCAAACTTACACTTAATTTCAGAGTATGGACGTTGGGATGATTTATTATCCTTAGCAGGAACATATCTTGAAAAGGATGCATTCACCCTAATTTCAGATGCATTAATCAACGAAAATGGTTTATGTGCTAAATGGATGCCACGTAAAGGTGCAGTAGCCGAAGGGTTACGTAAATTTACTGGAATGTCCCCAAAACAATATAGAAAATCCCTTGTAGGTTTAACAAGTGTAGTTGAAACTAAAATGTGTGCTAAAGATTGGAATTCTATCGATTTCGGTAAATTACCATCAGTAGCTTCTGCACGTTACCAAAAAGCATTTGGTAAAAATGCATACGAAAGTTATTCAGCGTATATTGCTTCTCTTGTAAAAGGTGAAGCTAAGATTAATGCAGGTGCAGTTTATCCTTATGACGTTATAACATCATTACAACATGGAAATGCAGCAATAGCAAACGAACAATGGAAAGCCTTGCCAAACTATTTGGAAGGTGCAAATGATATGATTTTACCAGTAGTAGACGTTTCAGGTTCTATGTCAACTCCAGCGGGTGGAAGTAAAACTGTAACTTGTATGAATGTTGCAATCTCATTAGGTCTCTATATTTCTGAAAGAAATGAAGGTCCTTTCAAAGATGCATTTATTACATTCTCAAGTAAACCACAGTTACAAGTATTAAGTGGCTCACTGAATGATCGCTACACACAGATGTCAGACTCTGATTGGGGAATGTCAACAGATCTTGAGGCTACATTCAAACTGATCCTAGATCAGGCCACTAAGCACAAATTATCGCAAGATAAAATGCCAAACAAAATCCTAATCCTATCGGATATGGAGTTTAACATGGCAACATCAAAACGATATGGAATAGAAAGCGGATGGAATCCAACTGCACAGCAGATGATTGAAACTATGTATTCCGATGCAGGTTACAAAGTACCTCAAATTGTTTACTGGAACATTCAATCCCGAAATGGAGGAGTACCAGTTGCATTTGATGCTAAAGGAACTGCCCTAATTTCAGGATTCTCTCCAGCGATTATGACAAGCCTACTTGGAGGAGATATAGAATCTCCACAACAAATCATGGATAAAACAATTTTGAGTGAGAGATACGCTCCAGTTGTTTAAAGATATATACAATAAATTGGTTCCTTACAGCAAACGATACAAGCAATTATAAACTACGCAAACATTGGAACCAGGTGGATCGGTACAGCAAAAAGTACAAACACAGCTATGATAGCCAGACGTATTACAGAGATTGCATCAAGTATAACAGGCAAATGGAAGTTTAACCAGGATAAAAAATGAATCACCAGTCGCACCACCTCAATAGGTGATAAGTAGGATGGGTCGAAGTTTAGTAGACGCTCGCGAACATCAAAGCCGAAGACTATAAAAAGGGTTATTCCGCCGGGAAGAAAATCACGAAAAACGATCCCGTAATAATTTAATCCTGACAAAATTGTTAATAACTTTTTTAGTCAGGATTTTTTTATGTCGATTTTTTGTATTATATTTACATATCTAATTTAAACAAACATATTATGACTTCAATTTCAACCCAAGAACGTTACAATCAAATTATGAATAACCAAACATACTTGACTCAAGAAGAGTATGATTTTTGTTTTAATATTAACCCATCAGAAGTTCGTACATCGACTTCATATATTGGAGACTATTCAAAATCTGGTGCATACTTAAACTGTAATGTTTATAGTGAGCATGACCATGAAAAACGTCAGTTTGAAATGGAAACTGGTCTTTAATAAGTGCATAAAAAACAAAACCAATATATAACATATAATACTTAAACACAAACTATGAATATTTTAGATGAAGCAAGCGGAATAGTTAATAACCGCTCCGAAGAAGCAGACAGAAATTATGGTCCTTTCTCAGAAGGTATGGACAGGGCTGCAATGATTTTTAAAGGTATGACCGGACTTGAAGTTACAGGTGAACACATGTTTAAAGCGCTAGTTGCACTTAAATTCTCTAGAGAATCGTACAATCACAAGCGTGATAACTTATTAGATGCAGTTGCATATATTCAAGGATTAGACAACTATATTGAAGAAAACAAGAACGATATTGATGATGCATTCAATGGTTAATATTTACGCAGTTTTAGATTCATTAAAGGGCAAGAAGATCGCAATTGACGATGTCGTAACTACCTATAGTTCAAAGAAGGCCAGCCACAAAAGTGCATGGGCCTTTCTCCTAGCTAATCAATTAAAGTCTCTTGGATTGAATGTTGAAGTACTTACAAAGTCAGAAGATATTCACCAATACGATGTTTGGTTAGTAGCACTTCCAATGGAATTTCAAGGGTCTTATAACCTATTTGGTGGAGCCACTGACGAACCAGCAGAAAGGATTAAAAGATTCTTAGATTTTGGTGGAACAATATATTGTTTAAATCGAGAAATGCCAGATGTTGGAGCATTCGCACAAAGTCGAATGAAATCATGTTCACCTCTATGGGCATCTCTTAATACTGAAGCACTTACAAAAAGAAGTCTTGAAACACAAACTATTGAATTAAAACTGGATTCTAAAACATTTGTGTTAGGAGATTCTCATTCCGTTTCAGTGTACCATCCTGGTTCAAATATTAGTCGAAATGATGGTAAAACCCTATTTGGAGTCTTAAAAGAAGGAATGGCCTCATATATTCCTGAAGGAACTGAGCACTTGATTACTTACTTTGGAAACATCGACGTTCGTCATCACTTATGTCGACAAGAAAAACCAGTTGAAGCTGTTAAATCACTTGTAAAGAATTACTTTGAACACCTTAAATCTTTAGGAATTCAAAAGAATACCATTGTAAAATTATTGCCTATTGAATTTGAAGGTCGTAGAATTCCAAAAACCGGGTACCATAAAGGTACTCCATTTATCGGAACTCAGCGGGAAAGGACTCAATTGATGGAAATATTTAACGAAGAGGTTGACAAACTCTCGGCTATATATAATATGAATGTAATCGAATGGCCAATTCACTGGTACTCAGCAGACCCACAATATTTTGCCGATACCTACATGGAAAAGCCAGGTTCTGTTCACCTATCTAGAGAGTTTTACCAATATGATTTCGAGACGTCCGAAAAAAATGTTGTCCTAAAGAAGACTATCAATACTCTTTTTTGAAACTTTTTAAATAAAACAAGTATAAAAATTATAAATTAAATTTTAAGAAAATGAACAAAATTAAAGTAGGAATTATTGGAACTGGAAATTGCGCTAAATCATTAGTTGAAGGTGTACAATATTACACAGAGAATCCAAATGATATTACCGGAATGATGAAGTCCGATATTGGAGGTTACAAAGCAGAAAATATTGAATTTGTTTGTGGATTCGAAATTGATGAACGTAAAGTTAATCAAACGCTAGGATATGCACTTAAACAAAGACCAAACTCTGCATGGGACATCGTTGATGTAATCAAATCTGAGGCTCCAGTTTATGATGCTCCAGTAATTGATGGTTATGCAGCCCTTATGGATAACTATCCAGAACAAAACCGTTTCTTAGTTGATGAGGCCTTAAGAAACTCTACAGACATGAATCGTACTGATTGGACCTCAAAAAAATCACGCGAGTGGAAGGATTCAATCATTGCTAAATTAAAAGACCATGGTGTTGAAGTATTGATTAACTACTTACCAGTAGGTTCTCAAAAAACAACTGAATTCTGGGCTGAAATTTGCCTTGAAACAGGAATCTCACTAGTAAACTGTATTCCAGTTTTTATTGCATCTGACCCAGCTTGGGAGCAGCGATTTATCGATGCTGGAATTCCAATTATTGGAGATGATATGCGTTCTCAATTTGGAGCAAGTATTCTTTCTCAAATGTTACAAGAACTTGCCTTTGAAAGAGGACATCATGTAAAAGCCCACATCCAAAGAAATGTTGGAGGTAACACAGATTTCTTAAACATGGAAGACAAATCTCGTCTAGCATCTAAAAAGATTTCTAAAGAAAATGTTATCCGTGCACAAAACGAAATCCGTGGAATTTCAACTGAAGATTCATTCTTACACGCAGGTCCTTCTGAGTATATCGCATTCTACGGTGATAATAAAGTTGCTAACTTCCGTTTAGAACTTACAGGATTCGGTGGAGCACCAGTTCTTTTTGATGCTCAATTAAGTGTACAAGACTCTCCAAACTCTGCAGGAGTTGTAATCGACGCAGTTCGCTACTTAAGAGTTGCAAGAGAATTAGGAGTTGTAGGAGCCTTAAGAGGTCCTTCAGCTTTTACACAAAAAACTCCACCAGACCAGATGATGTTTGCTGACGCTGTTTATGAATGCACTGAATTGGCTGCAAGACGCCTAACAGATTCTACAAGAAAACAGTTAGTTGCTAAAACAAAATAAGTCTAACAATTACATTAACCTAAAGGGAGAGAAATAACTCTCCCTTTTTTTATCAAAACTTTAAGCATGTTAAATATTTTTAAAACAAAAAAACCAATCGATATCTACGGATATGATTTTGACGGAGTAATTTCAATTGGAATAACCCCAAGAGCCATCAGCGATTTTATTATTACCGGAAGATGCGTCGATGAACAGGACGAGGTTCGAGCAATCCTTAAAGAGAGAGGAATTAAATGCAAGGTGTATTTTAATCCAATGACTCTTGCTGAGCGTGGAAACCATACTGTTGCGGCAAGAAGACATTCTGGACATCATAAGGCACATACAATTAACCGTTTAAAAGGTGAAGGTGTTATTGTTTCCAGGTTTTTTGAAGATGACCCAATACAATACCAAATCATTCAGGAAAACTGTCCTGATGTCGAATTGGTTAATATTGTATCAAAATTAGTACAGAAGTAAGATGTCTAGAGTTAAACTTCCAGAGTTTCCAATTTCTAAGTTGGAAAGGACCAGACTTAAAAAGAAATATGTTAAGATATTAGGAGCATCCGAAGGTGTTGATGACACTATGATTGCCGAGAGCATTGCTAATTATTTAATCCCTGAGGTTGACTATAAAGGAGCAGTTTGTTTAGATCTTGGAGCTAATATCGGCGCATTTACTCAAATCGCACTGGATTCCGGAGCAAGCAAAGTATGCACTGTAGAATGCGATGTCCGAAACTTTGAAAAGTTAAGAGAAACATTTAAGAATGACGACTATGTTGACTTGGTCTATGCTGCAGTTTCTGGACTGCCTGAAAAGACCCTAAAAATATTCAAATCCCATAGTCAAAATGCGCATTGTTCAACTTCAATTGAGAATAAGATGAAGTTCAATGAATACGACTATGTTGAAAATATTCATCTAAAAAAGCTATTAAAGAAATACAAGCCAGACATTATCAAAATAGATATTGAATCGGCTGAATATACACTAATCGATACTTTGATAGATTATCAACCCAAATATTTATTTATTGAATTACATGCAGGAAAACATAGGGCTGAAATGTACCAGGTAATGGAGAGACTAGAAAATGTTTACCCATACTCAAGGATAGTTCCATTAATTATATTCACCGACAATTTAATAGCACACGATTGCTTTTTTAAAAAATAAAATATGAAAATGACTTCAAATAAACAATTGCTTGAGATGGATTCTCAAGCACTATTGGATTTAATACCAGTAGAAAAAAAGCAGCTCATTCGAGATTTTATTCATGAAATGAATCGTCGAGAATATGAGGTTCGTTTTGCAAAAACCTGTACTTTTGATACTTTTAGGCATCGAGAAGGTACCGGAGAGGACATTTTCGGTCATGGATTTATTGTAGAGGGACGTTCAGTTCCTTATTTTCATCCAAATCGTTCGTTTCACGATGAGATTATTTGGCTAAATGAAAATGTGTTCTATAATCCAGAATGTACATTTGAAGACCGACTAATTAATGCAGCAATTGTAAAATTCTATGGACCGTCAAACACAATTAGTCTATTAACGCACGATACTGGATTTCCATTTGTCAAATATGACCGATTGGTTAATGATGAGAAGTATGTTCTGCAGTGCATGGTTAACATGGAGAATGCAAGAAGACGTGGAGAAAAGATCTATGGTACTACAGAATTACGAACAAGTTTGCAGACCGAATCGAGAAACCATGCCCGAGTAATTAAAACTCCTTATGATGTATTAATCAATGCCGAACCGGATCCAACCAGACAGAGTCGAACAAGCGATATGTTTTTTTGGTTTACCTTACTAGGTCCTCGTTTTGCAGAATTTTATGCTAAGAAGCCGACAATGGAAGAGTCTTTCGACTTCCTAACATCACACCGAGGAATTGGAAACTATTATGGATATCACTTTAGTACCAACCTTGCCCGAATGCCAGAAATTGGAACTCCTGATCTATTGCGACCAAATAGTTTATCTGGAAATCTTAACGAAGACGATGACTTTGTTGCACCCGGAGTTGGAGCGATGACCACAATCAACTGGTTCTATGAAGACTTAGGTTTTTCAATCTCATCTGATGTTGGAGCCAAGGTTATCAGACAAATCAGGGACACTCAACATGAATTCTTTGATTTTACAGGAGAGAATCTTGACTATTTAGAAACAATCACAGAGACCGGAAGGTTTACAACATTTGGTACAGAAATTAGTTGTTGTCAGTTTGGTGTATTTTTACGATTGAGAGACAGTAAAAAGATGGCCTTAAACCGTGCAAACGCTCCAATTTCAAAAGAGCAAATTGGCGAATCATGTGAGGTCGAAAACGTATCATTTAAAAGTTCATGTTTATTTTAAACAGTTTCAAAATTACCTATAAAACTATTATATAAAAACTTATGGCAAATATAGACAATCAATGTAAAGACCTGGAAGTCCAAGACTTCTATTCAAATTCTACCACTCACTTGGCAGATATCATGGAAAACCAAAAGAAAATGCAAGAGCAGACTTATGGTTTCAATTTTGAAGCAATGTCAATCAGAGATATTATGAACTTTTGGCATGTTAATACGCATGCAGTAGTTGATGAAATTCACGAAATGACTGATGCCCTTGGAGGTATTAAAGATGGTAGTGGAAATGCAGTTTGGAAGTACTGGAAAAAAGACTTTTCAAAGTACGAAACTATGAAAGTTTCCGACCTATCAGAAGAGGACAAAAAAGAACTTTATATGGAATGGGTAGACATACTACATTTCTTTATAAATTATGCATCTTCAATCGGATTAGATGCAAAAACAGCTTACAATTATTACTTCGCGAAAGCAGAAGAAAATGTTAACCGTCAAAAAAGAGGATATTAATGATTTTAGACATCGAACAGCGTGAAAAAGATGTTATCATTTCATACTACAATGACAAAGGAGAAGTAGCATTCAAGCAATATCCAGTGGACAAATTCCAAAATTGGTATGTTTGTGATGAAAAAGACAGAGCAGCAAGCCCAGAGTATAAAAACTGGGATGGCCGACCTGTTAAATTAGGATATGGAAAACAATTTAATAAGTTTTCTATCCTTTATTTTTTAGATAATCTTTCAGAGAAGGACAAAAAAGACCTAACTGCATATAATATGCCAAAGACCTATTTTGTCGATATTGAAACTGAAATTGTTGATGGCTTTCCAAAAGCCGAAGAGGCCAAAAGTAGAATTCTTTCATTCTCAATAATTACTCCAGATCGTAAAGCAATTGTTTTAGGTTTAGAGGATATGGCTTCGGATAAAATCCAAAAGATTCAAGACGATACCAATGAGTATTTTAAAGACTTTGATCAGGATTGGGAATTTAAGTACCATAAGTTCAAGTCTGAATATGACATGGTGTACACATTCTTAATGAAATTCTTACCAAAGTTTCCAATGATGACCGGGTGGAATTTTATTAACTATGACTGGCAATATATTGTTAATCGATGTAAAAGACTTCAAATTGATATTAAAGAAGTTGGTATGACCAATTCAATCGATCATACTGATGGTAGACCTCTTCATATTGGTATTCTTGACTACATGCAATTGTATGACAAATATGACCGAACTGTAAAAGTTAAGGAATCCAACTCTTTGGATTATGTTTCTAGTCAAGTCCTTAACGTTAACAAAATCAAGTTCACTGGATCACTACAGGACTTATACCGGGATAACTTTGTCAAGTACATATATTACAATGTTGTCGATTCAGTGCTTGTATATTACATTGACCAGAAGTTGAAGTCGATGGAGGTACTACTAACCTTGGCAAACATTACTAATATGCCATTGTATAAAGCAAGTTCTCCAGTGGCGGTTACTGAAGCAATTATGGCCAGAAAACTTGCTGAGCAAGGAATGCGAATTGGAAGTGAAGAGAAATCTGACAGTCAAAAAGATGGCCAATATGCTGGAGCATTCGTAAAAGAACCAATCTTAGGATTTTATGAAGGTGTAAGTGCATTCGATTTTGCTTCACTATACCCTTCGATCATGAGACAGTTCAATATATCTCCAGATGCTTATATTGAAAAGATTTATAAAAGTGAAATTGAAGAACGCAGAAAGAATAAAGAGGTTATTGTTTGCGATAATGGTGTAGTTTATAAGACCGAGGATTCTATTCTAAGAAAAATATTAAGTGACCTTTATGCACAGCGTAAAGATTATAAAAAAACTTCTTATGAATATTTCACAAAAGCAGACCGGTTGAAAAAACTACTCCAATAAAACGTATATATAAATTTCTAAAAAAAACTCCATCAATGAGCAATATCTTTCAAAAACGCGTAAATATTTTACCTTACGAATACCCTTCCCTATTAGCATACAAAGACGCAATCCGTCACTCATACTGGATTCACACTGAATTTAATTTTACAACAGATATTGATGACTTTATGACTAAAGTATCTGACTCAGAGCGTGAAGTAATTAAAAGATCGATGCTTGCAATTGCGCAAATTGAGGTTAATGTTAAAACCTTTTGGGCAGATCTTTATAAAAGAATGCCAATCACAGAAATTGGAGATGTTGGTATGACATTTGCTGAAAGTGAAGTGAGACACAAAGATGCTTATGCACAATTATTAAGAATCCTAGGATTAGAAGACGAATTCCAGCATGTAGTAGAGATTCCAGCAATTAAAGATAGAATTGCATACTTAAGCAAGTATTTGGACGGTACAAGAAGTAAAGACAATAAAATGTATACGAAATCCGTACTGCTATTTTCATTGTTTATAGAGCATGTTAGCCTATTTAGTCAATTCTTTATTATGATGTCTTTTAACAAGGAGAAAAACTTATTTAAAGGTATTTCAAATGTAGTTGAAGCAACTAGTAAAGAGGAGGAAATCCATGGAAACTTCGGATCTGAATTGATTAACATTATTAAGAGAGAGAACCCAGAATGGTTTGATGAGGAATTCGAACAACTTATAGATTCTGCTTGTAAAAAAGCATACCTAGCAGAGGTTAAAATTCTTGATTGGATTTTTGAAAAGGGTGAACTTGATTTCCTATCAAAAGAAACTATCAAACAATTTATTCAAAATCGTTTTAATAATTCCCTACAGCGAATTGGAATGAAACCTGTATTTGAAGTTGATTTTACAGAAATTGAAAAATCTTTATGGTTTGATGTTGAGATTCTTTCAACTAAAGAAGGTGATTTCTTCTACAAAAAATCAATTGACTACAACAAAAAGTCTAAGGCAATCACCGAAGACGACTTATTTTAAAATTTAAAAACAAATTAAACTAAATGGATTACGAGAAGAATTACTGGCTTAACGAAGACAGTAGAACATTTTTATCTAGAGGCTATATTACTGAATCTCCAGAGCAGCGAATTAAAGATGTAGCAAATACCGCAGAAAAGGACTTAAAAATTGAAGGATTTGCAAAAAAGTTTGAGGACTATATGACTAGAGGATTCTATAGTTTATCAACTCCAGTTTGGATTAATTATGGAAAAGACAAAGGACTTCCGGTTAGTTGCTATGGAAGTAACGTAGATGATACTTTAGATAGTATTTTAAATGGAAGTAGAGAAATTGGAATGATGTCAAAATACGGAGGAGGAACTTCTGCATTTTTAGGAAACATCAGAGCAAGAGGTACTAAAATTTCGACAGGAGGAACGGCAGATGGTCCAGTACATTATGCCAGATTATATGATACAACAGTTGATGTATGTAAACAATCAGAGGCCAGAAGAGGAGCATGTGCAGTTTGGTTACCAGTTGAACACAATGACATTTTAGAATTTTTAGATATTGGAACAGATGGAAATCCAATTCAAAACCTACAATATGGAGTTACAGTTACCGACGCTTGGATCGCTGATATGAAGGCAGGAGACGCAGACAAACGTAAAATTTGGGCTAAAATAATTCAAAGACGTAATGAGTTTGGTTTTCCTTACATTATGTTTAAAGATAATACCAATAACAATTCACCATACAAAGAGTTAGGTTTAGAAATCACTGCAAGTAATTTATGTAGCGAAATACAATTACCAACCGACAGTTTTAATTCATTTGTATGTTGTTTAGGTTCTATCAATTTATTACATTGGGACGAAATTAAAGAAACTGATGCGATTGAAGTTTACACAATGTTCTTGAATGCAGTTATGAATGAGTTTATAAATAAATCTTATAATATGCCTGGAATGAAAAGAGCATGGAGATTTGCAAATGACCACAGAGCATTAGGACTTGGGGTTTTAGGTTATCATTCCCTGTTTCAATCTAAATTAATCAGTTTTGATTCACTTCAAGCAAAACAATTAAACCATGAAATCTTTTCAACACTAAAGGAAAAGAGCGAAGCGGCTTCTAGATTATTACATGACGAAAAAGGTTACCGTTCAATCAGGCCAGGATATGCTAACACCACACTAGTTGCGATTGCTCCAACCAAAAGTAGTTCATTTATCCTAGGACAGGTAAGTATGGGAATTGAACCAATCAAATCTAATTATTTTATTAAGGATTTGGCTAAGTCAAAAACAATTTACAAAAATCCTTTCTTAATTCAAGAGTTGGACAAATATGGTTTAAATACTCCAGACGTTTGGGAAGGAATATTAAAACGCGACGGAAGCGTACAACATTTAGACTTTCCAACCAAAGAAGTTTTTAAATCTTTTGTTGAAATCTCTCCAAAGGAAATAGTACTACAGGCGGCTCAAAGACAGCATTTTATTGACCAATCACAGTCACTAAACCTAATGATACATCCATCAGTTTCGGCTAAGGATATTAATACACTATACCTTTACGCTCATGAGGAAGGGGTTAAAACACTATACTATCAATTTAGTCAAAGTTCAGCCCAGTCTTTTGCAAGAGACATTTTAGAATGCTCAAGCTGTGAGGCATAAAAGACCGGCAATCTGAAACATGATTGCATTTTAGGACCGGGACTAGTTCACGGAGGTGTAAAGCAGGGAATTCGCTACTCCCTGCTTTTTTATGTTAAAAATCTAGGGATATATAAATAAAAATAACTAATAAAATATTTTCAGTTTCAAAATAAAATGATTATATTTGTAAAATAAAATAATAAACAATGAAACATATTCAATTATTCGAACAATTTTTAAACGAGAAAATGACGAAAAAAGATTTAAAAAATTTGGCAGATGAAATAGCATTAAAAATACCAAATCTTCCTGAATTTAAAAAATTTAAAAAAGGCAAAAATGATGAAGATGCTATTCCGTATTCTAATGTATTCCAACTTCCAATAGCACCTAGATTATCTAATATTGGAAATCTTGAGTCAATTCCAGCCTGGATGAACGGTATTAAGTTGAAAAAAAATCAAGAGTCTAATACGACGCTAAGAACTCTAGTAAATATAACTAATAAAAATGTAGAGATATTTCGTATAGTATACGTTGTTTCTCGTGTTGCAGGAAGTCTGTATGGAGATAAAACAAAATATGTTTCCAGTTTTCAAATTATGATAGGAGGAAGCGCAATTACTGAAGAAATGCCGATGATTCTACCTTACTTTGCAAATACTGAGACGAGAGTTCTTACTCGTGGAGAAACCGGATATGAAAAAACTGCCGAAGTTTTTATAGAACAATTAAATAAAGCGTTAAATTCTCTTGGATTTGTAGAATTAGTTAAACAATACGCAGAAGCAGTTAAAGGTAATTAATTATAAATAAAATAGACAACATGAAACACGTTAAATTATACGAAGAATTTGTAAACGAAGAAATAACTTTAAACAGCCCATCATTTAAAAAGTTAGTAATTTACTTACAAAAAATAAGTAATGAAAATGGAAATGATTGGAAAGATTTAGTTACAAAGCTTGAATCTAAATATGCAATGTTAGACACATATACCAGCGGTACAAATAAAGCAGCGTATGTAGTTAATTTCTTTGCAATTACTAAAGGAAAGGACGCAAGTGTTAATAAAAAACCACAAGACTACGTAGAAATAGGAGAATGGTATGTTAGACCTTGGTAAACAAAAATAAATACAAATAATGAAATACATTAAACTATACGAAGAGTTTGTAAATGAGATTGCTGGATTATATACAGCGTCAGACGTAATTGGAAATCCTATCGTAATTGGTAATATAGAAGTTGCTGAACGCGACTTGACTGAACTGAATGGAGCAGATCTTAAATTGGTTAATGCAAATCGTTTAGCCAAAAAAATGGGCAAAGGATGGAGATTACCGACTAGAGAAGAACTAACAACAATGTATCAAAATGTTACCATGATACCTAATCTTAGAATGAACGCGTTTTACATGTCTTCTGAAACATTTGGTAAAAATGCAGTATGGATTCAAAGCTTCAGTTCCGGAAAACAAGAATACTTTACTGGCGGAAGCCAAGCCTATTCAGTTCGTCTAGTAAAAACTATATAAATAAGAACCCCCTCCTCAGGATAGAATCGGAGGACCGACTCACACGAGTTTAACCTGTCAGTAATGACAGGTTTTTTTATGTGAAACAAAACCCTTTTTTTGTCTATAATATTAAAATAATTTAAACACTAAATATGAAAATTAAAATTGACAAAGTAGACCAAAACAATTTCATCGGTTTTGTGAATAGACTTAAGGTTATCGATACCTTTATCTACTTTAAAATCAAGGATGAAGTGGTACAGGCATCCGCCTATCTTCCACAAAGAGATGCTGTAAAACATCACAGAATTCCAGTGTCACAAGTATTCCAATTGGAAGACGGTGCTATTAACACATCAAAAGAATTAAAAATTGCTTTTTTTGATGCTGGTCGTTTAACTGACGCGTTTAAACAATTTGAATTTGGAAACATCCAAGCTGAAATTGAATTTGTAGAAAATGACGAGGATTTTGTAGCAACTGAGTTCCGTATTTTCAATAATGAATTGGAAATTAAACTTGCATGTTCTGAGCCTTCATTAGGTTATAAAGACCTTACAGATGCTCAAATTGCAGGAATCTTTAATATTGACGCAGCAAACTATGTATTTGACATGGATTATACTGCAACTTCAAAAGTTCGTTCTCTTTTTGGATTGGACAAAGAAGAAACTTTCACCATCTCAACTAATACAGAAGGTGTCCGAATGAAAGGTAAAACTTATAACTACCTCGTAACTGATTCATTCCAAGGTAACAATCCTGGAAATGTAACTCTTTTCAAAAAATATTTAAACCTATTAGACAAAGAAGATTATTCAGCGAATGTTATGGATAACCGAGTAGTATTACGCTCAAAAGATTCAGAAACATTACTAACTATCGCTACTTGCCAAACTGCTGAATAATTTATGACAATCGAAGAACTAATACTAAAACCAGAGGGTGATTTATCACAAGATGAGATTAAAACATTGGTTGAGCATTATTCTATGTTGTCAGCAAAGTTTGGAGCCTATGAGCAAGCCGTAAAAGTAATGCTTAACTCGATCTATGGCGCATTCGGTAACAAATGGTTTCACTTTTTTAATATAGACATCGCAGAATCTATTACCTTACAGGGACAGTCTGCGATTCTATATTCTGAGAAGATACTAAATAAGTATTTTCAAGAGTTTTGGACTAAAGACAAGGCAGTTCATGAGTTTTTTAACATTGGAGTTAAAAATAAACTTGTGCGACCTTCAGTAGTCTATATTGATACCGATTCTTGTTATGTACAGTTTGAAGAGATGTATGAATCTATTGAATGGCTTGGAGACAAGATATCGATTGACCAATTCATTATGAAATTGTATAACTTTAGACTTAAAGATTATATTTTTAAGTGTATGGAGAAATATGCAGAAGCCACTAATACCGAAAACTTCCTCCAGTTTGAATTGGAAACAATTGCCTACTCTGGAATTTGGTTAGCTAAGAAAAAATACCTGCAGAATATTGCATGGGAGGATAAAATTGGAATCGAAGAACGTTATCCTTCTCTTAAGAAGGTTAAAACTATCGGGTTTGATACAATTCAAAGTTCAACTCCAGCTCTTGCAAGAAAGCAATTAACTGAGATACTTAAACTGATTCTTTCAGAAAAACCTACCGCATCACTATTAAAGAGACTTGTAGACTATTTGAAACAATGTAAAAAAGAATTTCAACTGGCAAGTGTTGATGAGATATGTTTTAATAAAAGAACTAACAATATTGAAAAATATATCGTAGATGATACTGTAGAATTTCAATATGGTTTAAAATGTCCGCCAAACGTTAAAGCTGCCGGGTTTTATAATTTCTTAATGAATCAAAATCCAAAGCACAAGAACAAATATAAGATGATTGGTAATGGCGAAAAGTTAAAACTGTACCATTGTAAGCATGGAACTTGCGAAATATTTGCATACCAACCAGGTTCTCATCCCTATGAAATTGCACCTCAAGTTGACTATGAAACACAATTTGAAAAGAGTGTTATAGACCCATTGAACCGTGTTCTTACTGCAGTTGGTTTACATACATTAAATAGAAACTTAATTTATTCAACCTCATTATTTTAAATATGGATATAGATATCGATGACTTAACGTCAGACCAAAAAGAATATGTCAATCAATACAAGAGAATTAACAGTAGACTAGAATCTCTTATGACACAAATGTCAATAATACAAAAGGAAACTAAAGGACTAATAGAGGAACTTGAAGACCTCCGAAAAAAAGAAACAAAACAATATAAAAATGGCAAAAAATAGATTTACATTTGACGATTTAAACGCAGAACTTGCGGGATTAAACCCACTAGGTTCTGTTATGGATAAATCAGACTTCTCTGAAGTTACTGAATGGATTCATACAGGAAACTATCACTTAAATGCATGCCTTTCTGGAGATTTATTCGGCGGCTGGCCAAACAACAGGTCTTGTTCGATTGCTGGACCATCAGGAACAGGTAAAACTTTCTTGACACTGAATTCAGTTAGAGAGGCAATTAACATGGGCTACTACGTAATCTATTATGATTCAGAGGCTGCCGTTGACAAGGACCAGATGGTAAAATTCGGTATTGATGTAACTAAAGTAAACTATCAACCTGTAAATACAGTGCAGGCATTTAGAACTTCAGTAACTTCAATTACTCAAAAAATGCAAGAGGTTAAAAGAAAGGGTGGAGAGATTCAAAAGATTATGATTATCTTGGATAGCGCCGGAAACCTTGCAACCCAAAAAGAAATTGATGATGCTGCAACTGGAAGCGAGAAGGCAGATATGACACGTTCTAAAATGTTAAAGTCAATCTTTAGAATTATCATGACTCCATTGGCTGACCTAAAAATTCCTTTCCTATTTACAAACCACACATACCAAACACAAGACTTTATATCACGTCAAGTTGCCGGAGGTGGTACAGGACCAGAGTATGCCGCTTCAATAGTTCTTATGTTAAATAAGGCACAATTAAAAGATGGTGACAAGAAGGTTGGTATCGTTGTAACCGCCAAGCCAGACAAGAATCGTTTTGCTAAACCACACCCAATTAAATTCCACCTGGACTTTACTAAAGGTATGAATCCTTACGTTGGATTAGAACAATATGCAACATGGGATATTTGTGGAATCACTAGAGGTTCTATCGAGAAAGGTGTTAAAACCCCTAAAGCAACTGCAAGAGGATGGATTTGCAAGCACTTAGATGAGACTGTTACTAATGCAGAATTCTTTACCGAGAAAGTATTTACAAAAGAGGTACTTGAGCAAATTAACGCTCACATTAAACCAATTTTTAATTACAATACTTCGGCAGAAACTCTTAATAACGAAATTGGAGACTTATTAAATGAGGACCTAACATCTGAAGATACTGAATAATATGGAAGTAAATCTTAATCGACTAGATGAAGACAAACTACCTATAAAATATATTTTAGGCATCCATGAACAACTAGAAAGTTTTCCGGATGCCTTTGATATTATACATGTTTATGTTGTCGAAACTATGAAAAAACCAGACAGACCTCGAGTTAACTTTACAAAACATTCATTGATAACATATCATGCTTGTGGTAATATTGAAAATGCTGAGAGGGGTTTAGAACAGGCAATCGGACTTGGTTTAATTGAACAAACCAATTTTGAAGATGGAAAAGAGGCTTATAAAATATTAATTAACCCGTTCCAATAAGAAACTTTACCCTAAATGGGCTTATAATCTAAAAAAATATATGAAATTCGGACAAGATTTTGAAAAAATATTCTTTAAGTTATCTTTGGCAAAACCAAAGTACTTAGAAAAAATACATAAAGGCTTTTATACTTCAGATGAAATAGATACGATGCACTTTTTGGCAACGAAGTTCTATGAGAAATTCCATGAGTCGCCAAAAGCGGATCAAATGAAAATCCTTTCTCAAAGTCCCAAGTTTAAAGGAAAAGTTGATGAAGGTATTATTGAATTGGTTTATAAAACTGACTTGACTCAATATGATGAGGAATGGTTGGTTTCTACCGCTGAGGCTTGGATTAAATGGAGAACATTCGATACTACATTAATAGACACTATTGAGTATATTAAAACAACTGAAGTAACTCCAGAGAATGCAGATTCAATCATCTCAAAAGTTAAAAGTTTAATCAATGACCGAAATTCAATTGTATTTAACTCAGATATTGGATTAGATTTCTTTAATGCAGGCGATCACCATCAAGAAGGTCGAGCTAAATTTTCTACGGGATATAACTTTTTAGACAGGTTACTTTCTGGAGGTTATGACAAAGATGGTTCATTGATAGTTTATGTTGGAGAACAAAATATTGGTAAGTCTATTTTCTTAGCAAATGACGCTGCAAATTTTGTTAAGATGGGAGTTAACACTGCATTTGTTTCAGCGGAAATGGCAGCTCATAAAGTTCTTAAAAGAATTGGAGCAAACCTACTTACAATTCCAATGAATGAATATGATGCAAAAGCCCAAAATAAAGACCTAATTAAAAGAAAGCTTGAAAATGTCGGTGATGGTTTAACACCACCTGGAAATCTTTTTGTAAAACAATTTCCAACTTCTCAAGCCACTGTACCAGATATTGAAGCCTATTTAAAACAAATCGAAGAGGAACGTAAGATAAAACTAGGAGCTATTGTTATTGACTACATAAATATCCTAGCAAATTATAGAAATTTAAACTCTGAAAATATGTACCTTAAAATCAAGCAAATTGCTGAAGATTTACGTGCAATGGGAGTAAGAAATAATTGGTTGATAGTTACCGCAACGCAGATTAACCGAAACAATTATAATTCAAGTGATATTGGTATGGGAGACGTTGCAGAATCTGCAGGACTTTCACATACCGCAGATTTAATGCTTGGAATTATTCAAGATGATATTATGCGAGCATCATTTGAATATTGGCTTAAAGTCTTAAAAATTAGAGATGGTGAAGGTAAAGGTGTTAAATGCCGACTAGATATTAACTATCAATACATGAGACTTACTGAAACTGATGACGTTACAAATTCAAACATACACAACTTATAAACATGAGAACGCAAAGAGACAAGATATTCGACAATACATTTACTGAGAGTGAATATGAATTAGACAGTTCATTTTCTTTTGAAATTGCTCCAAGCTACTTGGACAATCGAGACGAAGAGGACAAAATTGAAACACAAATCATAATCACAAAGATTCATGAGCTAATTGAATCCTCACGATTCAAACACTTTAATAACATTAATGAATTTAACGAGACTGTTAAATTAAAAAAGAATGAAATTAACGAAATCTACGAATTTATTTCAGACGAGCTCCGACCAAATCATTCAATCATTGAAGTATTTTCAGAATTGTGCGATTACTTTAATGTTAATCCAACAAAATTCTACCAGTCACTAGGTAATAAATTTAAAGAGGAGCTAATCGAGGTATTAGACAAGAAGACAAACGTACTTAAGAAAAAGCATATAAATAGATTATTCTAACTATGATTCAACAAGCAAATTTAAACAAGCCAGTTAAAAGAATTTGGATTCTAGGTGATATGCACTTAGGAGTCCGTTCAAGTTCTTTGGAATGGTTAGAGATGCAAAAGGATTTTTATGACAATCAATTTATTCCGACCCTATTAGAAAATTACGAAGATGGAGATATATTGGTTCAAGTTGGAGACGCATTCGATAATAGACAAAGTGTAAACATTAGAGTGCTACATTACGCAATTGATCTTTTTGAAAGACTTGGAAATATCTTGCCGACCCATATAATTTGTGGAAACCACGATATATGGGCAAAAAAGAGTAATGATGTAAGTTCTATTGATGCTCTTAAATGGATTCCAAATGTAAGTATTTATAAAGAACCCCAAACATTCCATTGGGGCGGACGAGAAGTCTTATTAATGCCATGGAGACGGGACGTTGAACATGAAGTAGAAACTTTAGATTTATTCCCAAATGCTGAAATTGTATTTTGCCATTCAGAAGTTCGAGGTATTAAATTAAATAAGAAGGTTGATAATCACCACGGTACAGATTCAACAACCTATGACCGATTTACTGCAGTTTATTCAGGACATATTCATTATAGACAAAGAAGAGGCCAACTGAGAATGGTTGGAACACCTTATGAATTGACCCGATCTGATATGGACAACACTAAAGGATTTGACTTGGTTAATTTAGAAGACATGCAGGAGACCTTCTTTGAGAATACAATATCACCGAAGTTTGTTAAATTTAATCTAACTAATCTTTACAATACACCTCTTGGAGAATTTAAAGATGCTATTAGAAATAATTTTGTAGACCTTTATGTCCCATCAAATATTGCAACGACATCGGCTCTTTCAAGACTAATTAATAAAGTACAAACAATAAGTAGAAAAATTGACCCCAATATCTACGAACAGGACACATTCTTAGACGAGGATTCATACGACATGGACCAAATTGAAGACCTATACAAAAACTATAATATCCTACATCTCTGTAATATTTATGTCGATAATACTGGACATGCTGAAGATGTTAAAACACAAATCAAGGATCGTTTAAAGAAACTTCACGATTTTTACGCATATAATAATCAAATGGATTAAATATGAAAATACAAAGTATTGAACTAAAAAACTTTGCATCCTACGGCAATCAAGTTCAAACAATAAAATTCGAAGATGATAAATCTGAGTTATTTTTAACATTGGGTAAAAATGGCGAAGGCAAAACAACTATTGCTAACGCGATAGTTTTCGCGCTTTACGGGAAAGTCGAAGGTGTTAAAATGTCTGACCTTCCAAACCGAATTAATAAAGAACTTTGGGTCCAAATAACCTTACAATGTAAAAGTACAACTGTTGTTATTGAGCGCGGTCTGGCTCCTGGAATTTTCAAAGTACTCCTTAATGGAATTGAATTTGACAAGGCAGGAAAACGTTCAGTACAGGAATATCTTGAAGAGGAAATCTTTGGCATTCCATACCATGTATTTAAAAACATTATTATTCTCTCGGTTAATGACTTTAAGTCTTTTTTAACAATGAGCAATAGTGACAAACGCCAGATCATTGATAAAATGTTTGGATTCTCTATCTTAAATGAAATGCAAAATGCACTTAAAGAAGAGAGGCGAACACTTAAAGGTGACATTGATGCATTTGGTAGAGAATTGAGTCAAATAAATGAGAACATAAAATCGGTTCAAATTAAGCTGGACCAGTTGATGGTTGAAAGCCAAGAAAAGGACAAAAAGAAAATTCAACATCTTAAAGATTCTCTTGTTAAATATGACGAGAATAAAAAGAAACTTGAAGAGGCTCAAGGTAAAATTACTGCAAGTATTAAAGGTTTAAATTTGGACCTTCAAACAAATCAGTCGACCGAAACTGAATTAAAGTTTAAAATAGCAGAACTTAAAAAGAAATTGGAGTTGTATGAAAATAATTCATGCCCAACTTGCGAACATGAGCTTACTGGAGAATTCCATAACTCTAGAAAGGATGAACTTGAATCTGAACTAAAAGATATTCCAAGTCAACTTCAAGAAGTTACTGGGGAAGTGTCAACTATTAAAACCCAAATCAGCGATCTTAGAGATAAAGATAGTGCAGTCCGAGACAAAGTATCTTCCTTAAATATTAACATTGCAAATTTTAAAACTGAACTCTTAGCAATTGCCGCATCAATTAAAGGTACAACTGATTTTTCTCACATGGAACAAATTATCTCTGACTTTGAAGCACAAGAGCTGGAGAAAGGAAATCTTAAAGATACTAAAACTATTGACTACAATTTCTTAGAAATGGTTGAAGAGGTTCTTGGAGAGGATGGAGTTAAAAATCTTGCAATCAAGACTATATTGCCCGGACTGAATGCAAACATTGCAGCTATGACCCAGACAATGCACCTTCACTTCCACCTCCGATTTGATGAGAAATTCAATTGTATTATCAATCACTTAGGAGAGGAAATAAATCCAATGACCCTTTCAACAGGAGAACGAAAGAAAGCCGACTTTATAATTATTATTGCAATTATCAAAATCCTAAAGTTAAGATTTCCACAATTAAATTTACTATTCTTAGATGAGTTGCTAAGTTCCGTCGATCAGGATGGAATCCACAATATCTTAAAAATCCTGAGTGGAGTAATTAAAGAGAGCAAAATAAATTGTTTTGTGATTAATCATACTCCTCTACCTCATGAAATCTTTGACAAAAAGATTCAAATCTACAGAGAAAATGGATTCTCTAAATTTAATATTGAGCTAATAGAATAAGATATATATTGAATGGCAAATTATAACCAGAAGTTTAACTCTGACGATAGTGTAGTTAGACACATTATTATAGGATTTTTAGCCGATTTGAATACTAAATTGTATTTTCATCGACAAATAACCAATGAAGAGAGAGTAGTAGTGGACGTTCCATTTTACTACTCAATAACAGGGGATGACCAATTCTTAAGAGACAATTTCTTATTTTCTACAGCATCCGGCCCAAATTGTACTCCTGACAAAGAATACGCTGATGCAAATTACGATGTTGTACCAAGAGGAATTGTAAACTTTGATGGAATTACTATTGATTCTGGAAAACTGGTTAATAAGAGAATCACGGGTAATTATACCAAAATGAATTCTGAAGGGATTATGGAATCCTATGTTGCTGAATTTGACATGATTCCGATAACTATCAGTTTTAATGTTGAAATACTGGTATCTTCAACTCTAGATTCTTTTAAAATAACTGAGGCAATAATCAAAAGAATGTACAAATCCAACTATTTTAATGTTGAAGTTGGACATTTAGAAGAGGGTAATTATAGAATCTCATCTTATTATGCCCTACCGGATGATTATAGTCTTGAAAGACCTGTTGGATTCACATACGATGAAAAGGACAGATTTAAAATAACCTTTCCAATTGAAGTTAATTCATTTATACCTTCATTTTATTTAGGTAGTGAACAAGGATTTGGCTCAAACAAACTTTCTACTGAAATGTTTGCTGGCAAAAGAATGTTTACAATAGATAATATTATAAATGCAACAGAAGTTACTCAAATCTCTGGCAAATTTATTGGAGATATTATACAAATACCAGCGCCATCACAACCTCCTGGAATTTCTCTATTTGGAACTCAAGGTCCTATAGGTCCTATAGGAGATAGAGGACCTCAAGGACGCCAGGGAACCCAGGGTGCGCAAGGTACTCAAGGAGACCAGGGAACACAAGGATTTCAAGGAGACCAAGGAACTCAAGGATTTCAAGGAGACCAAGGAACTCAAGGTTACCAGGGAGACCAGGGAACACAAGGATTTCAAGGAGACCAAGGAACTCAAGGATTTCAAGGAGACCAAGGAACTCAAGGTTACCAAGGAACCCAAGGTTACCAGGGAGACCAAGGAACCCAAGGTTACCAGGGAGACCAAGGAACCCAAGGTTACCAGGGAGACCAGGGAGACCAGGGAACCCAAGGAATACAAGGTGCTCAAGGAGTTCAAGGTGCTCAAGGTGCCCAAGGCTTTCAAGGTGTCCAAGGCTTTCAAGGTGTCCAAGGCTTTCAAGGTGTCCAAGGAACACAAGGATTTCAAGGAGACCAAGGAACTCAAGGTTACCAAGGAGACCAAGGAGAAAAGGGTGAAACTGGAAGTTTTGGCGGTGCAACATTTGAGTTCTTCTATGATAACAATACAACAGATCCTGTAAATTTAACCCCAGGGCATGTAAGGATTAATGAATTCGGTACGGAAATGTACATCTCATATATAGACTATAATTCCGTAAATATCCAATCATTCTTACAGACAATTGATGACTCATCTTCTCAGATCAAAGGTACATTTAAACTAACATCATATACTGATCCACTTCTCTATGCGTTTTTTAACATTGTAGGCTATCACACAGAAGAATCGGATCATTTTAAAGTTCCAGTTGCATTTATTTCTAGTCCTATTGCTGGAACTGTTCCTCCTGACCAAAGAACATATATTACGTTCCAAAGAACAGGAGACATTGGAGATCGAGGACCTCAAGGTTATCAAGGTGCTCAAGGTGCTCAAGGTGATCGAGGTTATCAAGGTGCTCAAGGTGACCAAGGAGTTCAAGGAATACAAGGTACTCAAGGTGATCGAGGTTATCAAGGTGCTCAAGGTGCTCAAGGTGACCAAGGAGTTCAAGGAATACAAGGTGCTCAAGGGGACCAAGGATACCAAGGATACCAAGGTGCTCAAGGGGACCAAGGATACCAAGGTGCTCAAGGAGACCAAGGTGCTCAAGGAGACCAAGGTGCTCAAGGAGACCAAGGTTATCAAGGTGCTCAAGGAGACCAAGGACCTCAAGGAGACCAAGGAGATCAAGGAGATCAAGGACCCCGTCCACTTTGGAATTTTAAAGGTGAATGGGCAAACGGGATTGATTATGTACCCGGAGACCTTGTTACATTTAATGGGTCTCTTTATTATACAGCAACTGGTGTTTATTCATCTTATAGTCCAGCAAATCCTGCAGTTGATTGGGTTCTTGTGTCTCCAAAAGGAGACCAGGGAGTTCAAGGATTCCAAGGAGACCAAGGTGCTCAAGGAACAGGAACTCAAGGTGCTCAAGGAGACCAAGGTGCTCAAGGATATCAAGGACCTGCTGGTACAGGTTCAGGTACAGGTGGAAGTATTAAATCAATAAATGTAATAAGCAGTAATACAACTGCCGGAAGTAATGCTAGCACTGAATACACATATCTTGCTTCAGGAACTATCGATATCACCCTTCCAACAGCGGTAGGAAATACAAATAACTACTATATCAAAAATACAGGAACAGGTACAGTAACAATTAAAACAACAGGATCTGAAACAATAGATGGAAGTTTAACAGCACCTCTGCGGGTTCAATATACCGCGCTAACTCTTGTCAGCGACCAACTAAACTGGTTCATAATATAAAAACAAAACAATATGGCATACAATCCTAATAATCCAAATGGACAGGCAACATCAGCAAATTCAGCTCCAGTTGTTCTTGCTAACGACGTTACACCCCCGTTTTCTATAGCAGAAGCAACTACTGGAGGAGCCTCTGTATTTAGACTTGTGTCTGCATCGGGACAAAACATTACTCAAGTAAAAACTCCAGCAGGTCAGGCAAAGGTAACAGGGTGGTACATTTACAATTCAAATGGATCTGCAAGAACTTTACGTTTTTTTAATGTAGCAGTTGCACCAACTCTTCCTACAGCGCCGTATCTTACTATTACAATTCCTGCATTATCCGCAGCTAACTGTCCATTTCCAGCAGGAATAAATTTTTCAAATGGAATTTACATAGCTACTACAGCTGGAATTTTAGATAATGCATCTGATACTTCGGTCGCTGCCGGCGATTTAATAATAAACATATTCTACAAATAAAATGAAAATACAAGCAACACAATCGGTACAACTTCCATTATTAGGAACAGTTAACAATTTAGAAATTAGAGTTAACTCTTTTCCACTATTTCCATCTTCTATAGAAGTAATTTGGCAAGTAAGTGGAGAAACACTAATTAAAGAAGGAACAATGACTCTTCCGACAGAAGTAGTTTCTGCATGGGGAACAGATGACACTATAGTAAAAGACTACGTGCTTCAACAATTAGGATTGGTTGAAGATACTACACCAGATCCTATAGTAGAAATTCCACAACCGCCAACTCCAACAGAAGAAACTCCACAATAAAAACAAAATTTTAAATGGCGGTTAAGTATTGGTATAAGGCAGGCAATTCAAATGACAACTGGTCAACCACAACAAACTGGTGGACAACATCAGGTGGACCAACAACCGGCGGTGTTAATGCAGGTCTACCCACATCCGCCGATGACGTAATATTTGATTCTTTATCTACTACCAGCGCTACAGTAACTATAGTTACAACTGCAGCAATATGTAATAGTATAAACTTTACAGGGTTTACTGGAACATTAGCAGGAAGTACAGTTGGGCTCAATGTAACAAATACAACTGGTAGAGGTCTTTCTGCTAACACTCCACTTTTTGCATGGGGTTCTGGAATGACTGTATCTTTTTCTGGAACTGTTACATTTGGAGGTACTGGAACAGGAGGGTGGATTTATTCTAATGGCAAGACATTTCAAGGTCCAATTACATTTACTAATCTATCAGCTACCTTTACATTTAAAGATATATTTAGAACATCCTCCGCTGGAACAGGTGCATTAGTAACACTTGCTGCGGGTTTTATAGTTGCAACTGATGCGCTTGTTGAATTTGGAAGATTTACATCGACTACTACGAATATAAAAACATTTACTTGCTCTAACCTATATCTAACAGGAACAGGTGCACTATATACTTTAGGTCTTAATTCAACAAACCTAACATCAACTATTACAAATTTAATTGTAAGCAACGCAACAACTACCCCAAAAACTTTATTATTTAATACACAGTTTGGTTCTACAAACTTAGAACTCGGTGGTTCCGGGAATATATCAATAGCACTAGGAGCTACTAAACAACCTGCGGTAACTGTTACTAATACAGGAGGAACCGCCTCTGTTTTTAATATAACAGCATCTACTACTATCAAATCACTGGTATTTACTCAACCTATAACATGGTCAAATACTGCTGCAATTACTACAACAATAGCTGGAAATCTAACACTTGTGAGTGGGGTAACTATTGGTGCTTTAGGAACCCCAAATCTTGTTTTTTCTGCCAATGCAACAATAACAACTGCGGGTAAAAGTTTAGTAACAGGAACATTAACTATAAATGCATCAATCACTACGACTATAATAGGTGCACTTAGTAGTGATGCAAATATAACGTTTAATACTGGTAGCACGGTAAATACAAGTGATAATTTTAGCACAACAGGTACTTTAACTATTGGCGGTACAGGTAATCTTTCAGGAAGCATAATATCTGCAGGTATATTGACCCTTTCGGGAGCTACTGCATCTTTAAATACAGTATCAAATTCAGCAGTCACATGTACAGGTTTAACTACACTAACAGGTGGAGGTGCAATTGCATATGCTGGAACGTTTACATCAGGATCGATAACTATAACAAGTGGTTCATTTACAGGAACTACCGGTGTAGCCGGTAATTTAGTATGTACTGGTATACTTACAATAACATTAGGCTCAATTAATACCGGAGGTGCTTCATTATATGCAAGTTCAATAACTCAAACAGGTACTGGTGTTAAGAGCATTGCAGTAACCGGAGTTGGAAGCGGTTTATATTTAACAGGAAACTTTGCATTATACGAAAATGGGACCGGTTCAACCAATTTAACAACAGATATTACAAACATATATGTTACTAATACGTCCACCTCGGGAAAATCTTTAATATTCAATAATCAATTTGGTTCTGCTAATTTGGAACTTGGCGGATCAGGAACTATAATTTTTAATCCAGGAACTACTAAAATACCTAATGTAACAGTAACTAATACAGGAGGAATTGCTTCAGGTTTTAGTATCGATAATGGAACCATAAGAAACTTAATATTTACTACACCTGTAACATGGGATAATAACCCCGGAATAACACTTACATTGGTAGGAGATACATTTACCCTGGTAAGCGGGATGGTCTTTAGTGCCCGCGGGCATTGCTCACTAGTTTTCTCAAACAATGTAGAAATTACCCTAGCTGGTAAAAGTTTAGTAACCGGAACATTAACCACTAATGCAAATGCAACTTTTGATGGAGGCATAACAAGTAATGCGGCAGTTACCTTAAATGGTGTAACAAGTATTCCCGGAAATATTGTTACAACTGCGGCATTAGCTATTGGAGGTGCTTGTACTATTACAGGGGATACTGTCTCTTCAAGCACACTAGCTATTAATGGTGCAACAGCTTCTATAATCCAATCTACAGGTTCATTATTTAATGTAAGTTGCTCCGGCGTATTTTCCATAACCCAAGGTTCTCTTAACACAAATGGAGGTACATTAACTGTAAGTTCTATTACTTCATCAGGAGCAAATGCTAAAAGTATAACCGTACCTAATGTTTATTTAACAGGAACAGGAACATTATATGCAGGAGCTACTGGTTTAACAACATCAATAATAAATATTTATATTAATAACGCATCCACCACTGCAAAATCTTTAATATTTGATACTCAATTTGGTTCTACAAACGTAGAACTTGGCGGATCAGGAAATATAACTTTTACTCCAGGAACTACTAAAATACCTAATGTAACGGTAACCAATACAGGTGGAACTAGTTCAGTTTTTAATATTGCAGCAACGGGAACTATAGGAAAATTAATATTTACTACACCTGTAACATGGAATAATACCCTCAGCGTAACATTAACATTAACAAGAGATACATTTACCCTGGTAAGCGGGATGGTCTTTGGCGCTAATGGGCATTCCTCGTTAGTTTTCTCAAACAATGTAGAAATTACCCTAGCTGGTAAAAGTTTAGTAACCGGAACATTAACCACTAATGCAAATGCAACTTTTGATGGAGGCATAACAAGTAACGCTGCTATCTCATTAAATGGTGTAACAAGTATTCCCGGAAATATTATTACAACTGCGGCATTAACTATTGGAGGTGATTGTACTATTGCAGGGGATACCGTATCTTCAAGCACACTAACTATTAATGGTGCAACAGCTCTATTAAGTGGACCAGGAATATTTAATGTAAGTTGCTCTGGTGCATTTACAATAACACAAGGTTCTCTTAACACAAATGGAGGTACATTAACAGTTGCTTCTATTACTATAAATTCTTCTAGCACATCAAACACAGTTGGAAGTGTTCTTTGTAATGGTTTAACTACAATATCAAATGGAGGAGGACTCACATACTCCGGAACATTTACGTCTAGTTCAGTTACAATAAATTCGGGTACTATTCAAAATGATGGCAGTATCAATAATCAAACATTTACATGTGCTAATATACTTACTCTTGTAAGCGGTGCTATTCTCGTAGAGAATTCTATATCAGAAATGTACGTTGGTTCAATTAGTATATCCGGGTCAGGCTTTAAAACTATCTCAACTCCTTCTTTATATTTAACAGGAACAGGTACACTTTTTACTCCAGGAGCAGCAACTGGGTTGTCTACTGGTATACAAAATATTTATGTAACTAATAATTCAATAACATCAAGAACTTTAACATTCACAGATACATTTGGTTCAACTAACGTATATTTACAAGGTACATTATCAGGTGCAATAACATTTGGAGGTGGGACTGTCTTTGTTCCAAATGTGTATGTTCAAAATACAGGAGGTGCTGTTATATCTTTCCAAACAGGAACTTTTACTAGCTTAACATTTTCAACCGGTACTAATGTTATATGGACTAATGCGGCCTCACAGACAATAACAATGCAAGGAAATCTTGTAATGGTTTCTACTATGAACACCTTAACGACAACTCCTACATTACTATTTAATGCGGCAGCAAGTATTACATTAGACGGGGAAACTTTATACACTGGATCTATAATAGTAGATGGAATACAGGTAGATATATTAGATAATTTTAATAGTAATATACCCGTAATTGTTCAAAATGGTGGAACACTAAATACAAAAGGATTTTTGACTACCGGACTTCTTTCTATTTTGGGTACCAGTACTATTAGCACAACAGGATCTGCTTTTTCTATTGGTAGTTTAACATTACTGGACGGTACTGTTAATTTAGGTTCGAATAGTCATATATGTACTGGAAATGTGGGTGCATCAGGATCTTCTTATATTAATAATAGTGCACTAACTATAAATGGAACATTAACTATAAGTGGCGGAGGTCAATTAGATCTTAATAGTAGTGTTAATATAATAGGCCTAACTACTCTTACCGGAGGATCTACACTTAATATAAATTCTTATAATACTGTATTTTCAGCAGTGACTATAACAAATGGTTATATAAACGCCAGTGGCGCTTCATATGTATGCACTGGCGTAACTACCTTAACTGAAGGTGATTTTGGAAATAGTGGAGACTATTACACAGGAACTCTTACAATTGGCGGTGCATCTGCTACAAAAAATATATATGCAACAAACTTATATTTTACAGGAACTGGCACATTATATACTCAAGGTCTTAGTGTAATTCTATCTACAGGACCCGAAGCAATACACATAATAGAAAGTACTAGTGCAGCAAAAACTCTCACCTGCGGTACTCAATTTCCACTTACACCAAATATTCCAATTTTTTTAGGTGGATCTGGTTCAGGAGCCATATCAATAACACCAGCAGCAGTATGTCTTCCTGTTATAAATGTAACTAATACGGGAGGCGCTAATATATCTATAGGTGGAACCAGTGCTACCATAACAACTTTAGATTTTGCAAACAATTCTAATGCTATATGGAATAATGGATCAATGACATTAAATATACAGGGTAATTTATTACTAAACAATAATCCTAGTATGACGATAGCTAATTCTCCTACAATTGTGTTCAATGTTGGACCTAGCACTATAGCGTTATTTGGAAAAAGTCTAACTGCGCCTATATCAATAACATCCACCGCATTTGTCGATGTATCTAGTGATTTTTCTTCTACGTCAACAGTTACTGTTACCGATGGAGCATTTTATATTTATAGTAGTAATTTTAATGCAACTACACTTACGATAGCAGTAAATGGAACGGTACAAGCAGCAAATAATACAGTTATTAACTTGTCGTCATTGTCTAATACAGGAGCATACACTCAACTGTATGGAAGTTTAACATGTTCGGGTGCAATAACTATCTCCGGAACATTCAATCTGGGAACAAACGCTGTTATTCCCATACCTGTAATTGTTACATGCCAATCAGTTGTAGGAAGTACTGTTAATTGCGTTATTAGTGTAGGAAGCGGTATTACCATTATTTTAACTGGAACCGGTACCGTATGGAGCGTACCGGCAACAGCAGCTAGCGTTGGAGTTGGAGGTACTATAAAAATAATAGACAATTCAACCACAAATATTACT